TACTAAACATTTTAAGAGTCTATCCAATACAATATATTGAGTATCATTTAAATGGGATATCCACGTTTCGTAGGTTTCTAATCGTGGGATTGAAACATACTTCCAATCACATCCTAATCCCAGCTTAACCACATCCAATATAAATTGAGTATACTGCTTCAAGAACTGTTTCATTTCTTTTCCACTTGAATACAATTCCTCAATGATGTTAATACATTTTAACTTATCATTATCTAATACAGTATCTGTTATATTAAACATGACATCATAGTCAACTGTTCCCAGTGCCGACACTACATTCTCCAATGTCAAATTGGGATTATATGCAAGGCATTTATCAAGTAAACTTATCGCATCCCTCATACCCCCATCAGATAATTTCGCTATATATTCAAGCGCGGGCATTGTAGCATTTAATGCGTTGCTATCATCATAGATATCCTCTTGGTATAAAATCCAATGCAACCTACCAACAATTCCATCCTGACTTATTCTCTGAAAATCATACCTTTGTACTCTGGAAAGAATTGTCTTTGGAATCTTTTGCGGGTCCGTGGTGCAGAATATGAATATCGACTTTGCAGGAGGCTCCTCTATGAGTTTAAGAAATGCCTGCCATCCTGTATTACTTATAGAATGACACTCATCTATGATGAACACCTTGTACTCACTGTCCAGACTCTTCGTCTGTGCCTGCTGGATAATGCTTCTTACATCTTCAACACCACTATTACTTGCCGCATCCATTTCTATAGGATTGCCCTGACCTTTATTTATGTCATTTGCAAATATTCTTGCGCAAGTTGTCTTGCCTGTTCCAGCAGGTCCAGTAAATAGATAAGCGTTCTTTATACTGTCTGTTGCCAACTGTTCTTTCAGTATTACAGTGATACTGCTTTGCTCTGTAACATCCTCCCAGCTTGTAGGACGATAACGTACTGCCAGAGTTTTACTTGCCATTGTTTAATCTCTCCTTTGATATATATTCAAAATATTTAACACCTTCAAATTCTATCATTATTTCCATACTGCCAGTCACATTCATATGATACAAGATGGGCAACTGTAATATATGTGCTATATGCTCTACACATCTATATAATTGAATTTCCTGACAGGAGTTTTCACACGTGGTTAATACCGTACCATCGGCTAATGAAAAATTCATGGTCATTATTTCGGTTGCCTTATGTACCTTGCGTAGCCATTCCATCACTACTATTTTATCACCATGGTTTTGTCCAGCCTGCATCTTCGTGGTCCTCCTTTTCAAATAACTCAACTACTCTCTTGAATGTTTTTTCATCTATAATATAATGATTGTCCGTATCCGGTCCATAGTTGAAAGCTACTGCCGAATAATGCTTCCCAGTACCGAATGCTTCCTCTTTAAGCTTACTGAACCACTCCCGCTTAATAGACATACTGGCTTTAGCTTCTGTAGCTGTTTTACATTCAATGCACCAATCATTCGTTACCACATCGCCTTTATAAAAGGGAGTTGCCCCACTATTAGCGGTCCTTCTTCCATTAACTACTTTAGCAACTGCCTGCTCCTGTTTTTTACTGTAAAATCGTGTCGGCTTGTTCAAAATAATTTCCTCCTTCTTGAATCTTTAGACTTTTTCACTTCTTTCTTCTGTGGCAATAAATTTTCATACTCCTTTCTTTGTTTATCTGTGACTTCTGGCAATGCTCCTTTATAATGTAAAAGTTCCATGGCTTTATTTCTTACCCATTCATCATTTAACGGTAAATCCATTCCAGTGCTTCCATTGAAATCACTAAATGCATCTGCCCATTCCACTTCCTGTGATTCTTCTGGATATGTTTGCTGAAGCTTTACTAATTCCCATGCCCAGTTACTCCATTGATTGTCCGATATAATGTTAGTATCAAATTCGTAATAGATACAACTATGCACGAGTATCTGAAGTCTACGTTGCTTGATTTTGTCTTGTATAGCTTTACTCATTATTTGCCATCCTATAATGATGTCTATGTTCATTCATTAACTTCATTGTAGCCATATACAGGGTATCATCTATGTATGGCAACCTATGAACGAAGCACCGAAAGGTCGTGCTATGAGAAACCCCATACCTTTTCTCGATTTCTTCTAACGTAATACCTAATCCAGTATAGATTTCTGCCCAAAACTTCACATCCTTATCTGAATGCCTTATCTTCCGTCCCATTATTCTTCCTCCTTCACATAATCATCCACAGCATCTGAGTTGCAAAATGGACATCTCCATTCCACCATATGCTCTGAACAAGGCATACCCCAAAACTCTCCTCTTGACTCGTACCACTCTTCCACCACTACTTCATTATTTTCAAATACTGCTCCACAGTCATAACACTTTATCATATATGCGTCCTCATACATTCATTCAAATATACTCTACGTCCAGATATCTTAAAATAATCCTCATCTCTTCTAATATCCCAGTATATCTTGAGTCGGTGTAAACTATCATCCACATCCCTTAAAACTATATGGTCTTCTATACCACTCTCAATAGCCAGTATACTAATTCCTTTCAGTCCCATAGGATAGACCGCTATAACTGGTCTATCCTTATAAAATTCCTTTTCGAACTTCCTCATATCACACCTCTTCCCACTTCTGTATCGCGCTCTTTATCACCCAGCCCTCCCAGACAGTTTCCTGAAGTCTTTTCCTATAAGCACTAACCGCCTCTCTTAACTCCTCATCACTATCGAAAGGATTAACATAGTTATGACCACCACATTCCGGTCCAATTCCAAAATACTGGGAAACTGGATTCGTCAACTTCTTACCACAACACATGCAAGTGCATATCTTTTCTGCCCATATATCCCCATGCAACTTCATATAGTACATGCCTCGGGTTTCCTTTTCCACAGTCCCTGTCATGGTACGAAGTGGCATTGGAACATCATTATTCCACTTTGACATAAAATCGAACTCCGGACTGGAGTTCTTGGTCATATATGCCTTTACTGTAATCCTGTGCTCCGTAGGAGTGTCTATAACGCCCTGTTCTGCGTGGCTACCAGCCTCATTTATCGTAGTCTGTGTGACTGGATATAAAACAATGTGTATTTCCTCGGTACCCGGCTTAAAATCGGCGACAGCCTGCTTTATCCCAGGATACTGATTTCCGTTTATTTCCACGGCCCCTTGCCAGTTCTTTAACATGGTAAGCATCCCTGTTCCTCCTTTTATAAAAAACACTCGTCTACAAGCTTTTGATATTTTGCTATAAGCTTCTTATTGCTACTTTGTTCCTCGAGTCTATCAAGTCCACCCCGTATAAGCTTTTCCATATCCGCAAAATATTTATCGTCACCCAACCCGTTTGCCCTTGCATCTTTCACATATCCTATTCTTTTTTCGATTAGACTTGTTATCTGATAGATGTATGCGAACATATTCTGCCTCCTTATCCCAATCTGCCTTCCAGCTGAATGTCCTCAAGTATCTCACGGACCTCATCCTGCACTGCTTCCTCTACATCCTTGCCCTGTTTGCTTACTGCTATCATGTAAGCTTTCAGTATATCCTTCCATCTATATAATGCCTGACACCCGTTCATTTCTACGAAATCCAATTCCCTGTTATCGTCCAAAGCTTCTAAAAACTTATCTAACATCGCACTGTCCTCCTTTACATCGCCAATCCCAGTTCCTGTCTAACCTGCTTAAGTGTCATTTCATCCTTAACTCTGCTTTCCGTAGCCTTAACAAGTTCTGCCTGAAGCCTTGCTATATCTGCCTGGATCTTTGCGATACGCTTTGTCTCATATTCAATGCTCCATTTTGCTGACCTGATTCTACTGTACTGTTCTACTGCTTTACTCTCAGCATTCTGTATATGAAGCATATCGTAGTAATCACTGTTGTTAGGGGTCTTCAGGCAGTTTACAAAATCGAACTGAGCTGCTACAACTGCCTCCTCCTGGGACGTCCGCCATCTCTTCATCTGTGTAGTATAATTTCCATAATACAGGGTGGTTCTGCGATCTCCAAACTGGATATAGACGAACCTTTTTGTATGAGGATTTCTAACTGTCCAAGTACCTCCACAATTCTTACACACCTCATACCCGTTCTCCTGTACTGTCTGGAATGCTTCCTTTGCATTCTTTTTGAACTGAGTTGTGAGTACAGTCCAGATCGCCTTATTGAGTTCCTCGTTTGTTCTTGCCATTGTCTTGTCCTCCTGTAATGTTGATAATGTTTGTAATTTCTGCGGACTCCGTCCACGTAAATACTATATAACACATTTACCCAAGAGTCAACCCTTAAATTTTCCCAGTAAATACAAGGATTCCCAGCCTCTTGCGAGGTACTGGGAACGCCTGTTTCATACCTAAACTGTATGAGTTTCTTCCTATTATATGGAAATTATTCTTCCATTTCCACCTCCTGGAGTAAGCATATTGCCTGTACTACATTTCCGTCTACTGTTTTAAGAATGTTATCATGACCGTAATACAGTTCTACTCCATCCGACGCATTTGACTTAACCATCGTAGTGAGATCCTTTACATCTACATCACATACAAACTCTTTGAAATTCTCACTCTCAACATACGGGATAAGCTCCTCTCCACTCAATGACTTTGACTTTATCATCATTCCGTCTTTTGTAAACGTCAGTGTGACGGCATTGTCATCAAACTCCGATACGAACAGGATAAGTCTATCCAGCAACTGCATCAGTGATGTCTTTGACAGTTTGCATTTCGAATCTATGCTACTATTCACCAGTTCAGAAACAGCTTCCTCATTAAAGGATTCTATATCTTCCATGATAGGTCCATACACCACACATTCCGGAGAACTGAATATAAGAATTTCTCCTTGTGAATCTACACTTATCTTTTCCGAAGTAATAAGTCCTACCAGATTCATCATTTCGGGACTTATAAGAAAATTGCTATCAAATATCTTTGTATTTAGCACTGCCATCTTTGATGTGTCTGTTGCTATTGCCTTATCACCTACATAGTATCCAGTATAACAAGGAACTTCCAACGTAACCGCCAATGCCGGCTTAAGCGTATTAAGTATAGTCTGAATAGTTGTATTATGAATTTCTCCCACTGAAACAGGATCAGCTACACTTGCCAGAGGATTAGGATACTTTATAAGCTCTCCATTCTCATCTTCAGGAAGTTCTATAAGATAGTTTCCGTTTCCAGAAACCTTCAGTGACCTATCTGTAAGCTCAAGTGTAATCTGCTCGCACGTCATACGAGATATCAGCTTTGAAAATGTTTCTACCGGTACCGTTACATAGAAATCCTCTCCTACTATCTTATCGTGCCTTACATACAGGTAATTGGAAGCATCTGATGTAGTAAGTGTAAGAACTCCTTTTGAAAGTTCTATAGACATCATCGATGTAATAGGAATTATCTTATTACATGATGCCCCTTTTGTTGCCTTTGACACCATTTCTTTGAAAATGTCTGTCTTGATTGTTAGTTTCATACTTTGACCTCCTTAAAATAATTTCTTTCTTTTTGTTTCGACCTGTGGCATTATCATTTTGTCCAAGTCTGATGTTCTTATCTTAACCTGCTTAGGTTTTGATACATAATTAGATATATTAAATGCCTTATCTATTTTGCTGCGAATATATAACTGTAATTGGTCTACTGTATATAATCGAAGCATTCTTCTTCCCTGTTCGTCATTTACAGAAATTGGAACTGCATCTCTATACTCGGCCAAATTATATTGGCGAAGTTTATCCATCATTGTTGATTCCTGAAGTATATACCAACATTTTAACTTTTCCGAATTTACTGTATTTGAATCAAACCATAATCCAATACGAGTTCCCGGATGCCATTCCAATACTGACGTTCCATCTTTCTTCACACTTTTCATATAAAGTTCCATTTGTGAAGTATACTCATCGAAAGTATCTTCAAACCAAGAACCATATTCTCTTATCGTTGTGAGGATAGGACTTATAATCCTATCCTCCTGAACAAATACAAAAGTCTGTATCTTATCCTTCATTTAATATTCTCCTCACGGTCGCGAGTCAACAGATAAAATATCGGTGTATCGCAAAGTGCTAATATTGCTTTACACAACCACTGCCCACAAATCATTGAAAACAGCATTCCACGCATGTCCGCTTGGAACAGCCACCCAAAGCCAAATCCAAAAGCTACTATCACATATATGACACTATCTATTAGTTGACTTCCTATCGTAGATCCATTATTCCAAAGCCATCGTCCTCCTTTACGTGAACCGTGCTTCTTAATATACGAATCGCGTATCTTATGAAATACAAATACATCCCAGCTCTGCGAACACCAAAATGCACACATACTTGCTACTACGAATATCCAATTCTGTCCAAGAAGTGAAACATAGTGTTCCTGCATTTCGGGATCTACTGCCGGAAGATATCTTGCTATGATAATAAACAGAGTTGAAACTATTTGACATATGAATCCAAATTTTACTGCGAGCTTGGATTCCTCTTTACCCCATATCTCTCCAATAATATCTGTTACCAAGAAAGTGACTGGATAACATATAACTCCTACGGTCAATGTCACTTCGTTGCCAAACAACGAAAATCCCATATCGAATACCTTCGTTGCCATTGCGTTTGCGGTTACAAGTGCTACTCCAAAAAGCATATAAAGTAGATATAAATTGTCTTGTGTCTTTTTCATTTCTTAAATCTCCTTCGTTTAATTAGTTGGTAAGGATAAACAACTATCCTCATTTGAATTGGTAGGACTAAACAATAACCTCCTTTCTATTAAAATAATCTATTTGAAATAAAGCTCTTTGGTCCTTTATATTGATAATTCTGTGCCCATTCGTACATGATATCAATATTGAACTTTAACCGAGCTTTATAGTCTGTTGATACCTGCTCTAAAGTATAACCGTAAGAATTAAGTTCCTTTTCTACCACTTCCTTCATATGTTCTGGAAGCGCTGCGACATTATCCTTGTTGAACTTTCCTCGTTCACTAACTGTAATAATACCATAAGACTTTGTTCCTATATTCCCATTTATTCCCAGCTGCAGCCATGTTGTAGAGTCTGCGCTGTAGAAAGGGAATTTCTCAAGTAACTTTAATACAGTCATTCCAAAAGCATGTACCTTTACCTTTGGATTATTGCTCTTTTGTATTATTGAAAATATCTCATGGAAATATTTATCCTGCTGCTCTGTTGATACACCGTGTCTGCCACCTATTCCAATATATTCGGGCAACTTGCCATTCACTTCAGTATTCAATATTCGTCTTAAAGCATCTTTGGGTTCGCCAAAATGATATAATGGAAGTAGATAGCATGGATTCGTTACCCTTTCCTTCATATATAAATAATTTTTCCAACTTGCTTCGCAACATTCTAATGCAGTTTGTGTATTTAATACAGGAAACGGTATTACATCAAGTTCTACAAATATAGGAATATCAGTCCGCTCGTTTATATAATTGATATATTGGTCTATATCAACCGTCTTCCCTGCATGCGCTACTGAAAATGCTCCACTATCAATGAATAACTTGTGTGCATGTCCTGTTTCTCTCCAATCCTCTATTCCCTTACGCTCATTAGCTTGCGAGAATAATCGCAACGCATTCTTCTGTTGTAGGTATTCATCAACTTCTTTTGCTTGCTGTCCTGCAAAATATAAATTAAATGCCATCTTAAACTTCCCCCATAATCGTCAAATACTTGAACCAGCTATTATCATGCTTATCTACTATCGGTTGTAAGAACTCAGCATCGAATGGCATATCCAATAGCTGATATAGTTTTTCTTTGCACTGCTCAAGATTTCGCTTTTCATATAAATACTTCGTGTTCCCATGAAGTACATATTCAAAATCTTTCCATATAGGATAAAGTGGATTACACTTGAATGTTATTGCCTCCAATATAGTCCAACTTACCCAATCCTGATGAGCGCAATTAAATACCACTTTTGCTTTGCTCAACTCAGTATAATATGTTGCTTTATCAAAAGTATTAACCACCTTCAGATTCTTATTTTCCCGAACTACTTTCTGAAGTCTGTGTAATACGTCTTCATTAGAAGTTATTGGTCTGTCCTTTCTTGGATTTACAAGCTTAAAATTAACATCCGGGCAAGCTTCAACTAAATCTAGGAAGAACATGGGGTCTTTTTCATCATCAAAACGTGATGCAAATAATACTGTTTTTTCCTTCTTTTGCTCCTTATACCCTATACCCTGCAACTGTTCCAATAATCTCTTGCTATTATAGGGAAGTCCTACATGAAAGATATTATCTTCTCTTGCTATACCCGCTACTATGCATAACTGCCTGAGTATATGAGAGCAAGTAAAAATATAATCATATTGATTACCATATCCCTGTTCTATTGGGCGCATCCATTCTTTCAGTTTCCAAGCAAAATCTGTATCATCTACTGACTGTGCATGAATGAATGTTCCTATCCTAAATTTCATTCCGCGTAGCTGTCTTATATAAAACAGACTTTCAATTCCAGGATGCCAGAAGTCTTCCACATAAACTATATCATCATCTGTTATTTCACCGTCGTTGATAAGTTTAACAACTTCCATTATCTGCGACATCGCAAAATAACTTCTTCCACAAGCATCTAAAACTACTCCATCTTTGATAGTTGCCTGTCCCAGCGGTTTACCATCTATTCTCTTAAATGGAACATTTAATTTCTTAAATGTAGTTTCTGCCCAACCGTCTACTGCCGACATGAAATATGTATATCTTTCAATATAAGGTTCAATTGGTAAATAGTATAACATCTTAATCCTCCTCTAACAACATAGTATCACAAGTGAATAAATTATTTTCTTTTAGTGTTTCCAATGAAGTTCTTGCAACTGCATTATACACCGTTACCACTTTTGTATCGTCCGTCTTGAATTGTAAGTTATTATATGTATATGGAAAGTCGTAGGCACTGCATATAAACGTGGTAATAAGACTATCATAATGCTTTATGAAATCCAATAACTCATCATATCTTGTTTCTATTGCTACATTTATCGAATTCCTAAACAGATAATCGTATAATCCTTTCCAATCATCTACCCCTTCAAAACGACGCCTACCTCCTCCAAAGTATACTCGTCTAATATCTTTGTGATATTCCAGTAGTGATATCACTGTTTTAGTCGGTATATTCACATCACTACATACAAACATAGTCATCATTCCAATGTTTGTACCTTCCATTTCTGGTCCCTTCCAAATCTTAATCACTTCTTTCTCCTTTCGCATTGTAATATAATTCGCAGCCATTTTCGGCATCTTCACTAACTTGCACTTCGATGTCTCTATCCTTACCGTATAATAATTGAACTTGTGAAATAATCTGTTCTGCTATTGTCTCACATGAATGATTAGTTAATTTATCTATAACAACATTCTCTTCGAGCCAGTGCTTAAACATTATAAACTCTATTTCCCTATCGTTATCGAATACTTGGACCCTAACTTTAATATGAGCTATATGTCTATGTGGGTATCTTAAATATGATACTTCGTCTGGAGCATCTTTATATTGATGAATGAATTCTTTTTGAAATGTTACATAAATAAATTTTGTTGTCATATCTGTATACTCTCCCCATACCAAGCTCTTGTTATCTCAACATCACATTTAATTGGCATTTCCAGTATATTCTCAGCTGCCTGTGACATTGTCTCTGCTAACAACTTTGAACACTCTTTAATATTCTCTTCCGGGCATTCTGCAATCACTTCATCGTGTACTGGAATTAGAAGTCTGAATCCTAACTTTTTTAATTCTTCGTTATTGTTCAATTTTATCATTGCAAGCTTTGTTAGATCTGCCGCACTACCTTGTATTCTACTATTAACACATTGCCTGGTAGCATCCGCTATCTTCCCACTATTATCCCGTATAATAATACCCTCGTTCATTGCCTGTGCAAATATCTGCTGCTTTTGTTTCCCCCAACATTGAGAAAGTTTTTTCAAATATGCCCGCTGAACGTCTTCAGGAACCTCTGTATTATTGTATTCAGGTTCATTCATAGCATCAAAATCTAATAAATCTTCGTCGGGAGGAGCTCCATCCTTCCACTGAAATTCATACTCCGGTAATTGCATGGCAGGCAATCTTCTTTTTCTACCACACACTGTAGTTACATAGCCTACGTCTTCTGCCATTGCTATACTACTTTCCTCAAATTGTTTAATTGCTGGAAATCCTCTAAATACACTTTCCTTGATTTCCTTTGCTTTCTTTTCTGTGCAATCTAACTGCTCTGCAATACTTTTTTCTCCTCTTCCATATAACACTCCCAGTAGAATGCTTTTTGCCTGAGTTCTTCTCTCTTTACCTTCTTTACTTGTAGTACCATCGGGCCGGAACTCTTTACAGTCTTCATAGGGTTTATTGAAAGCCTTACTTGCAATCTCACTATACAAATCTTTTCCTTGCATAAATGTTTCATACATCTGCGAATCACCTTGCTGCCTACATAATGCTGCCAAGCATTTCGGTTCCTGCTGACTAAAATCTGAGCTCATCAATAGATATCCCGGACTTGCTATAAACATTTTTCTGATATCCTTATTATGTGAGGGAATATTCTGTAGATTTGGATCTGTACTTGCCATTCTTCCTGTCACTGCCCCATATTGGTTGAAAGAACAATGTACTCTTCCATCTTTTTCATTGACACAATTTGGCATCTTATCAATATAAGTTGTTACCAGCTTAGAAACTGTTCTAAACTCCAATATCGCATCTGCTAACGGCTCTTTCAATTTATGAAGAATTTCCTCTCCTGTTCCTCTTGGATTTTTCTTATCAACTGATTTGCACCCCAGTATGTCATAGAACAGTATTGCTAATTGAGTAGGACTTGCAATATTTATGGGATTATCCAGTTTAGCATCTGGATGCTTTGCCATATAAGAATTTATCTCGTTAGAATAATTGGATAACAACGTATGAAAATTCTGTTCTTTTTCCACAAGTAGTTTATTATATTTTTCTGATAGCTCCTGCTGATACTTCATATCAAACAATACTCCAGTATCTTCCATATCACACACTACCTTTATACATGGCATTTCTATATTAAAAAATACCCACGATGCTCCATTCATTCCATTTCTTGATTCGGGAGTAACTGATGGATCGTAATATACGAACTTCTTCTGATACTCATAAAGTTCGTATGTAATTATGGCATCATGTGCCGCATATAGATATCCTGTATTTATAGGTATCTTATCAAATGTAATACCGTTAAACAAGTTATCAAATGAAAACGCATCTCCTTTTCCATTTAATATATATTTCTTATGAAGTGCTTTTAATCCACTTGTAGGTTCATTCTCATTCATTATCCGGGCAGCTAAATAGCAATCCCACGTGCAGTAGATATCTTTTAATCCTATCTGATTTCTTAACACTCGAATATCAAATTTAGCGTTAAACATAATGACGTCTATGTGCGCCGTTACCATCCGATTAAACTGCTCACAAACTATTTTAACATCTAACTGTCCTTCGACTGGCATCCCTGTCACATAAGAAACATGGTTTAATGGAATATAAGCCGCTTTTTCTCCTGGAGTATAAATACATATTCCCACACATTTATCCACGAGTGGGTCAAGCCCTGTCGTCTCTGTATCTATACTGATTATCTTATTATCGAGACATGTCTGAATGTACTGGGATAATGTATCAATATCCTGAATCACTATATAATCGTCTTTATACTTTCCAAGATGCTTTTCTACCATGGACTTTATCTCTGTAATACGTCCAAGAACTCCCTGTCCTCCTCGTACCGTAGTCAGAGATTTCTTTGTTGACTTTGTTTTATTAAGTAGTTTTCTATCATTTCCTTTTCCTATGTTTCTATTAGGTACATCAAATAATGGCATTTTAATTTTCCTTTCATAGGGTGTAGCGATATCTTGTAATTACTTATATGTGGGTTCAACCTATGGTTACAAGCTACACCCTTATCAGCGGTAACAAGAATTGAACTTGTATTCTCGGAGTCAAAGTCCGATGTACTGCCATTATACTATACCGCTATACGAGTTTTCCTTTGTTATCGTACAAAGTAGGATAGTATCCTTTCGCCCGTCGTAAACGTCACTTTTTAACAGAGTAATAACTGTATATCTCGGGTAAGGATTCGCACCTTACATGAACACACAACTCCCGAATATGATGTTCTTATCGCTATAAGCGTCTACCTATTCCACCACCGAGATACTTTATAACTTAAAAACTATCACGTCCTCCATTTGCCGGAGTGCGTCGTCTTACAGGCATCTCATCCCGTGTCGCACGTCTGGGCGCCGGCGCTTCATCAGCATCTCCTGTCGGAGGAAACTGCCCATTCTCGAGGTAATACTCCATGTCGTTTACTGACTTATCCATTACGGCACCGTCAAATATATCTGGAAGTTCAAAATCCTGCAATGTCTTATCGTCAGGCTGACCTACCGGAAACAGTTCATAAGTGGTAGTCTGCTCTCCGGCTTTCCCATGCCTCTCCACTTCGAATACCTGTGATACTACATTCGGATAATGAGAACATATACTGGATATCTTGGCAAAGAACTTCTTACCCCTATCCCATATCTGAATCTTATCCTCATCTACATTGTACAGTGGAATAAACAACTTTGCCTGCTGAGGCATCCCTTCTCTACAAAACGGACATGCGTCCTTCGGCTCATTATAATCGCGCAGACAATTTACATAGCGATACTTGTCGTTAATCTTTACCTGGTGTACGGCACACCCTTCAACATCCTCAATTCCTCCATACAGGAATCTTACACGAGCGGTCTCTCCATCATTTACTATCTTGAAAAATCCTGCTCCTCCCTGTCCACCATAATGATCTGCCTGATCCATTGTAAATCTACCCATTTTATTTATCCTCCTTCTTAATTTTTGAGAGCAGTGATATCATCTTATCGAGTGCATTGTACTGAATATCGAATGAATGACTTATCTTACACCTACGTATCCTGTCAGCTTTTGCTCCATTGGGAACTTCTTTCTCGGGCAATCCCAGTACACATTTTGCTCCTCCAAGATATACACCGCGAGTTTTCTTTTCTGTATCATCCAAGATATACACCGTAT